ATGCTTACCGTTAAGCAGATAGAAGCAGCTAAGCCTACAGACAAATCATATCGCCTTGCAGATTCAGGAGGTCTTTTCCTGTTCGTTCCACCATCGGGTAAAAAGGTGTGGCGCATGCGGTACCGATTCGAAGGGAAAGAAAAAACGCTAGTCATCGGGCCCTATCCTGAAATCACACTCACCGAAGCCAGATCGAAGCAGTCTGAAGCAAAAATGAAGTTGCTTGCCGGCGTTGATCCGGCAGAACAGAAACAGGCCATAAAGAAGAAAGAGAAAGAAGAGCTGGCTGATACCTTTGGGGATATCTTCAAGGAATGGCACACCCATAAATCAAAGGTATGGTCGAAGGGATATGCTGACGAGATGATGAGCATGTTCACGGATGACATACTACCGATTATCGGACACCTGAAAATGGATGACGTTGAGCCAATGGTATTGTTGAAAGTTATTCGGCTATTCGAGGACAGGGGCGCGATGGAACGCGCTGATAAGGCGAGACGCAGATGTGGTGAGGTTTTCAGTTATGCAATCGTAACTGGTAGAGCAAGATTTAACCCATCGAGAGACCTTGCTGGAGCAATGAGGGGTTACAGAAAGAAAAACTACCCTTTCCTTCCTATGCATCGCATTCACGAGTTCCAGGTTGCTTTGAATGCATACGGTGGATGGATAGTAACCAAAATTGCTACGCAGATTCTTCATTACACAGCCATGCGCACAATAGAATTGCGTTCGTTGGTATGGGCAGGAATAGATTACGAAAACAGGTTAGTCAGCGTTGACCCTGAGGTTATGAAGGGAAGAAGGTTGCATGTCATCCCAATGTCAGACCAGGTTATCGAACTTTTCCGTTTTTTGCAAAATATCACTGGTCAGTACGAGCTATGCTTCCCTGGCAGAAATGACAGGAAGAAGCCAATCAGCGAAAACGCCATCCTTGGCGTCATTCGTAATATTGGATATGAAGGCCAAACCAGTGGCCATGGCTTCCGGCACCAGTTCAGCACCGTGTTGAACGAGAAGCACTGGAACAGTGATGCCATAGAGATGCAGTTAGCCCACGTTAGCGGAGGAACTCGATCCGTCTATAACCATGCTGCATATCTCGATACACGCAGAGAGATGATGCAATGGTGGGCTGATTATCTGGATGGCAAGGTAGCGTAATGCTACCTCACATTACCGGGCAATCATCATCGTCTTGGGTTGCCCTGTTGATGATGTACGTCACCACCCCTTTAACATCTACTTCATCCAGCGCATCACCTTCAATCGCTTCCCCATCCCTGGTAATAAGTGACTTCCCCATCACCTTTGCAAAATCAGTTATCCCGGAATACGAAATCATTACCGTGCTGTTCTGCTTTGGCTTGAGCGATAAATCAAGCACAGCATAGCCAGTCGCAGTCTCTATGGTTATGGTGTTTGGACCAGTACCGCATATCATGTCAACTGTAAGAGCTCGCTGTGCATAGTCATTAGCCGGAGAAGGAAACCCCATCAGAGAACCCTCCCCATGTTGCGCAGAATCCACAGGCGGTTGTTGCTATGGTCTGGAGTCTTGTCTGCAAAACACGATTGGTTCCTCTCAATCCACCGATTAGCTTCATCATCTGAGAAGTGAATGCCTTTCCCTCGTAATTCCCTGATGAAGTCACTGGTACGAAGGCATACGTAGCCCTTCGGGTTTTGCGAAAGTGAATTCCTGAATGCGTTCTGTATGTCTGAATGTCTGAGCATGATCTGCCATCCGATAAACACTGTTTGTATATACAGTAGTTTTATCCGATAAATCGATCAATAGTGCTATTACCTATCAATTTTATGCATCGACGTAACCAGATGAAATTGCACATCCTTGTGCATTCTCTATTGAGCGCAAGCCCAGATGTAGAACGGGTACAGGCAGTTGTACGCCATGTACTGACGCCCAAAGGCATCCCAGTGGATATTGTCGCCTCGCGTGTCGACATAACTACCGGTTAGCAGGTCCCTGTTAATGCTGCTTCCATCACTACTCCATGCGGTATCGGAAGGCATGATACCCCATGAAGGAATGATATGGAGTTTCTCGCTCTGGCGTCCTTTGAATGAGCCAAGAACATTACGAACGTACTGAGAAACAGTTGCATTCCATACCGAACGGCTGGAAAAAGCCATTGGGTAAGGTGCAACAGCGATTCTCGCATTAGGGCATGCAACCTTAATCTGCGACACCATGTAGTTTATCTGGGCGATGTACTGGTCTGGCGTCGTGCCAATAGCCTGGTCGTTCCATGCCAGCGCAATTGACACAACATCAGGGTCAGTAAATCCCTGCGCATCCAGATAGCGGCGATAATCAAACGTGTAGAAGGTGCCTGTTTGAGTATCAGCGTAGGATAGTTCGCTAACCGAGCCAGTGTTGAGGAAACACATGGTTGGGTTTGCAGTTTTCTGCGCCGTTGTAGCTTCGAAAAGGAACGGGTTTTTCGTCGTGCTTGACGGGTTATCCGAGCTAATGTTGATGCGCGTGCTGCCAAGCAATGTACGCTTGCCAACAAAGTGCGCGGCCGCCCAACTCTCTCTCCCCTCTCCCTTTCCGCCCTCATCCTGGCTCATGGTGCCAGTCTGAGCCACCGTTACCCCTGCGGTGGTGAGCAGTTGTGTCAACCTGTTTACCTGCCCGCGATTGGTAAGTGAATCACCTATCAACGCAATCGTCTTACTGGCCGTAACTGCTGCAGGACCACGAACAAGAGTGACATCACGGCGCGACCACTGATTAGGTTTTTGCCTGTTGTGGAAGCCAAAACTCACTGACGTACTGGTTTTTGTCGGGTCAATCTCCATGGTGCGGCTGGTTTCCAGGCTGTATGGCTGTCCTGATGGAGATGTTCCGCGAAGAGACCAGTCGAGGAACTTAATCATATCCCCCGTCCAGTTCATCATCAGCTGAGGACACTGTATCTGCAATGGAGACGTCGGGTGAACGAACATCTGATCCGGCAACAGAATCAGGTCTTCAGCGCCAGTAATTGGCGTGTTAACCGGCAAAACTGGAGGATACGGGTTAGCTGATGCATTGATTAATCCAGTAACCCATGGCTCCAGTTGCGGGTCTCGCACCAACCCCTTGGTAATGTTGAGGATGGTTGTTGAAGACGATGCAGCGAAGAAGTTAAAGGCGTAGAAGTCAGCATTGGTTACCTGGTTTCGGGCACCGAAATAGACCTTTGTCGCATTCTGTGTGTACTGGTAAACCGCAAACATTTTATAGGTGTTAGCAGCCAGTTTTTCCCTGATTGAAGCAAATACCTGCACAAATCCGGTTGAACTGTACCAGAAGAAAGCGCGTGCAGCATTCGCCAGCAACGCTTCAACATTAGCGCCTGCATCAGCAGCGACGTAAACGCAAAACTCAACGGCGACATACTCACCAGCCTTAACACTATCTAGGCCAACATTGACCAGTGCATCATGGAATTGCCCTGGCGGTGTCGCAGTAACGCGCATCGCCGGAACAGCACCCTTCGCACCAAACTGAGCAATTGACTGAACAGCAGTAGGAAGTTGTGCAATGGTCTTCCATACACCATCGGTACCGAACAGCGGGAGTAATTGCTGTGAAGTATCACCATACGGGTTAAAGGCGATGTTGCGCGCATTTCCGTCTACGCGCTCATTAAACCCTGTATCACGTGACGGTGATTCCAGAATTTCACGTATCGGCTGTCCAGAACACGCGAAGAAGAATCCAAATGTGTAGAAGGTACTGACAGTACTTGTCTGTTGGATACCCATTGCTACACGGCGAGGCTTCTGAGCAGTAAACTGATAAGTGGCACGTACTTTAAACAGGTTTGGCGTAATAGCGCTGATCACATCGGGTGTGATTTCTGCTACAGACATATCCTGGTCAGCAAAGAATACGCTGACTTTTTTAACCTCATCCCATGCACTCAAACCAGAACCGGGCACAACGTATACATAGAATTGCGCAGCAGCATACTGTCCGCGAGCAATAGTATCGTAGACAAATGGCTCAACCAGCGCTTCTGTGGTGGTTCCAGCGGTAACAGGATTAGCAATCAAGCATGACACCGCGCCGGCATTCGTAAGCGCATTTCTAATTGTAGTGTCTGAAATTGAACTAACAGCACTCCAACCAATAGAACCAACACGCAGGCGTGGCATTTGATATGCCGGGTCAGCGTAACTGTTGGTGATAAGGTTAGGTGCGACCACTCCTGAAATATTCAGGAGATCTGCAAGAGACATATCTCCGCCTACGCCAAAGATTGGCCTGCCAGATACAGCCATCTGCGGGTAAGCAATCTCACATGCAGTAGTGCTCAATCCGCGCTGCTGGCATCCGAAATAAATATACTGAGCGACACCAGGAGTTGAGCCGGTAATCTGATAAACCGCAGTGACCAGGGTGGTGCCGCTGCCTAAGTCTTCTTTCCTGGATGTAACTAAAGTACCGGCTGTTGATGGCTGAATATTCCAGAATGCCAGGTCTGTAACGCCCCGGAACAGGAATGATACCGCTACATAATTGCCACCAGTTACATAGCTTAAATCTTGCTGGAAAACATAGTTTACTGCCGGGTCTGAGGTAGAGGCGCGCGGAGGGCAAGCAATAGACTGTACAGCGCCATGAGCAACCATGTCAGAGCTTGCCGTACCCCACGTTCCTGCTGCGCTTGCACCAGTAAGCAAAGGCGGTAATTTTTCTGCGTTTGATGCTCTGGAGTTTGTGATCAGGTTTGGGGCATACATTGCATACTGAGAAGGTAGCAATCTACCAGTTGCTGTAAGCGTTCCTGCATTGTTGATATATTCATCTGCAATGGTGCTGCCGGAAGTATTTCTGACATAAACAACAGACCCTGTCGCAATATTGGCGATGTCGTTTTGTGCATCGGTTAGCGTCATGTACAGCCGTAAAGTGCCATTAAGTGCCGCGCTTCCTGGGTAGTCAGCAACAGCTACAGCTGCACCACTAACTTTACGATACCAGATAAAAGAAACCCGCATTCCAGTGCCCTGAGGGACTCGGAAATATTCACCTTCTGCAACTGCACTAAGTCCAGCAGAAACGGTTGGGAAAGTCTTATCAGTATCTACAATGGCCTCTGCTGACTCTGCTGACTCTGCGGCCTTTGTTGCTGATGCAGATGCGTTATCAGCATATCCTTTAGCGAGTAGTTCTGATGATTTTGCAGCAGATGCTGATGCAGATGCATCCTGTGCCGACTTCCTGGCATCAGCTGCAGCATTGTTTGCTCCGTCTACGTCAACCTTCAGATCATCAAGAGATTGCTGCACCGATTTATTCTGAAGCGTATTAATGAGACTTGCTCCGCCAGGGGCGGCAAGTTTTGCATAAAGTTGGTCTGGCTCGTACTTCAGAATATCAGGGAAGAAGAACTGCTGTACATCATTGGCGTCATAGACAGCCATTGAGTGGTTTTGTGTGGTGACAAACTTTGATACCTGGCCGTTAATAACGGGAAAACCTGCAGCATTTATCGCGATCGGCTGTGAAACTGGAACAAGCGATCCGTCTTCATTTTCAAGATATACCTGAATCCTGTTCGATGGATCTACAGGGTCTGTATCAACAAGCCCGATATAGATTTTCCCATAGGCATTAGCTTTAAACTGACGCGCCAGCGTAAACAACTGGCTTGGCATAGACACTACTGCATTGGCTATGATATCTGACATTTACTGTGCTCCGGGCGCAAGTAATCCCCACAGCAGAGCTGCGGTAAGTTATGGGTATAAAAAAACCCCGCCGAAGCGAGGTTGAGTGGGTTAAAATAAATTAGTTAAACGGTTTCAAGCCTTTTAATCCTGACGCATCCTCAAGGCACCTCTTAACGTTGGCTGTGATAGCGTAGCAATCTGCAATTCTTCCACAAAATCTTGTTGCCACTGGAGAGCCAAGCAGTCGCAACGCAGGCTCCATCTCATCTCGCCACATTCTGTACATGGCATCAAGGTGAACGCACGCTGCATTAAGGTTATGAACATTCATCCCCCAATCAAAGCTATTAATCTCATAATACCTTTGCTTTTCAATGTACTCACCCTCCAGGACATTTAAGAATTCTACAGCCTCGCCAATCTGTTCAGGCTGCAACTGGTGAATATGCTCAATATCAAAACGCTGATGCACCAACTTCCAAATGTCTGGGTAGATTTTTCCAAGACCAGTAGCAATAAGACGCTCGGCTGTCTGGCGAAGAGGAGTAAGTTGAGTTGCGGTAGATTTACGCTGTTTGCGGTCGCTTTTGGCCTCTCCTTTCGTCCAGTAGTCATGCAGAACTGTGAAGCACTCCTCCTGATACTGAATAAGTTTGTCGCGGATGTCAGCGCGGACTTTCTCTGGGTTGATACTGAACAGCCAGCCGTTGAGTTTTTTAAGAGGTAGGCACAGAAGCTTACGTATTTTGCCGTCAGCGGCAACCATAGAGATATCTCTACAGTTGAATTTATCCTTCATTTTACGCAACTTAACGGACTGCCCCGTCCAGTCAATGCCGATGTTCTCCACAATCTGACGCATCGCTACGTAAGTCACGCCAGCGGCAACAGCAGTTAAAACTTGCTGACCGTTGAACGGTACGTAAGAGGTGTTAACTGCCTCAAGAATTGCTATACTTGTCATGTCGATGATTCCTTGCTGGTTTTATTGATACCGAAGCCCTGACTATCGCTAGTAGTTGGGGCTTCAACTTTTTACTCGATCGACTTCAGTGTTATCCCGCCTCAAGCTATCCATCAATCGCATAATCATCTCTGTATTGATTGACCGACCATTCTCTTTAGCGGACTTTTCTATTGCCAACTTAACCTCTACCGGTATACGCAGTGGATACTTTGGCGCGTCTGATTTAACTATCATATTACCTCCTATCATTTTGGTATAACCGTTATACCATTGTGAGTGTAGTAGTGCAATAGTAATATCACCACTACGCTATGGAGGTGGTATGTCACGAGAAGAGCCCCAAATAAATATTAGAATATCCAAAGAGTTAAAGGATAAGGTTAAGGCCAGAGCTCAATACAACAAGCGTTCAATGAATGCGGAAATAGTGCAAATCATCGAAGATGCGGTGGATGGAAAAACATTTAGCAGTGATGAGTTGGCGCGAAAAGAAGCTGATAGATTCAAAGATGCTCTTCTTGAAACGCTTAACAATATGTATGGAAAGGATAAAAAATGAACGAAAAAGAGTTAGTTAAAAAATCCAGTACCTGCTTAGATGCCTATTCTGACTCGTTTGGATACTCCTCATTTGGTGACCGTGGTGAGAGGTTCGGTTCTATTTCTTTTTTTCAGCACGTAACAGAGTGGGCCGAGAATGGAGGTAACGATACTGAAAACGTTAAGTACAACATTGCTACCCTTCGTATGCCAGAGGATTTAATGCTGAAATTGGCAACTTTTATTCTTGAGCAGCATGAAAATGCGAAAGAAAAAGAGCAGCAACTATGAGTCAAAATTATTACGAGCATCCACAGCTTAATGAGCGCCTGGAGGCTGCTGCTAAATCCTCGTCCCTACATGCTGGAGCTGTTTCTCAAACAGCCGGCATGTCTACGAAGAGCATGGTTATGCTACAATCAAGTGGAGGAGGTAGCTCTGGAGGCGATCGTATGCTAGAAGCAAGAGTAGCAAAACTTGAATCTGATGTTTCTTACATCAGACGCGATGTCGATGAACTTAAGACGGATGTAAAATCTATCGACAGAAATATGATCTCTGTTATTGAGCGACTCGACTCAATAAAAGAGTCGCTATCCAAAAAACCATCTAGTGATGCTGTTGATAAAAAAATATCAGAAGCAAAGTTGGCAATACTGCTCGGTGTTCCAGCAATTATTGCTATAGGAACAGGTATTTACAAAGCATTTATGCACTTCTACCTTGGCGCTTAGAAATATAACACTTTAGTTGACGGCATACTCCACGCGTTCTGCAGCAAGTAAATATAAGGAGGTTGGTGTGTATACAGCGGCTGTTATCATTACTATCTTGGTCATTGCAATGCAGTACCAGTTATCCTCATTAAAAGGAAAGGTATCCGAACTCAAAGCCGAAAATGAGCTTCTTAAATCATCTTTGAAGATAGATAGCGACAAACTCTCTACCTCTCTTTCAATGCTTGATGATTATGTTGACGGTCTAGGAAGGCGTGTAGATAGACTGGAAAATGAAGATGTTCATGGGTTTGCAGATGATATTTCCTTCTTAAAAGCATGGGTTAAAAATGTTGGGAAAATTGCAACATCAACCAGAGATAAGGTCAATCCATCCATGGATAACTGATCAATCCTGTGTCATGCCGCTTAGAGATGCGACAATCCCAGCCCTCGCTAAGCGCTGGAACTTTTCGTTTCCTACGGCGTCGCGGATTGCTTTCACGGCAATTTTATTTGCCATAAATCTGCGCTCAGCCGCGGCTAATGCTTCTCTGCTTGCTCCGGCCTTTACCGCTTTCGTTGCTTCCTGCACTGCCTTTTCAATGGCGTAACGACCACTGCGGGATGCAGCTAGCTTCTCTATTCCTGCCCTGGCTCCAGCTGATCCTACTGCACCCAACACCCCTGTGACAGGACCACCACTTAACGTCCCGGTTATAGCTGAGACAGCAGGGTGAGAAGCAGCGTTAAGAACAGCATTAACTGCAGGATGAAACCCCTGCTCTAACGACTGTAATGCCGGTATGGATCTCCCCGTCTGCTCGACATATCTGAGTGGTTTTGTGGCTGCTTTTGCTAACTCACCAAAGGCTCCAGCTATCTTGCCAATATCAGGAGAGTGCCTGTTGATGGCGGCAATGTTCTGCGGTGTCAGTATTGAGGCTATATGCGATATACCTGCCGCATCAGACTTCCCTCCACGAACACCCTGTGACATGGCATCCTGCAAGATTGATGCGATTGTAGGTGATCTTTCAGCCTCTGGTAGAGAGCTTATCATCTGGTGGAATTTCCCTGTTCCATTTTTTGATGAGTTCTGCAATGCCTTTACGCCATTGCTCACCAATGAATCGGTGGCGAGGTCTTTCCCTAGCGCGGTCTCTGCCTGCTTTTGTGCTGCAAATCGAGCTTTTGAAAGGTCGTTGGCCGCAGTCCATTGGTCAAGGAATCCACCACTTTTAGCCATCGTCTTCATATCTTCAGTGGCGGCGTCTCGTAATTCTCCCATCCTGCGCGCCATATTCGACTCACCTGATCTGATATACTTCTGCTCAGCGTCGGCAAGCTTTCCTCTCCATGCCTTCATAGCATCGAATGTGATGCCAGCCTTGCCTGACTTATTATATGCAGCAACAAACTGCTTCATCTCTGGCGTGAGCGGCATTCCTGCTTCAATATCACCCTGAATAGTTGCGTTGGTGTTTGACATACGCCCGCGCGAATCAGGCATTGTTGAACGCACGCTATCCCAAGCTGACTTCTCAGAAGATTTCATGCTATCAATGCCAGAAAGGACTCGTTGCTTGATGGCTCGGCTCTTTTCCGAAGCGGAACCGACCTCTGCGCCCAAGTCATCAAGTGCAGAATTAAACTTGTTCTGAATCTCCCCAAATGCCTTTATATGCGCATCCTGCGCAACTCCTGGCTTGGACGCAAGGATTCCTTCAGCCTGCGCAATACCTCTGCTACCGGACCGCATTCCTGGAGTCAGCGCGTTAACGTCAATGCCGGCAATATCAGCTGCTCGCGCTACATCATTACTAACACCTGCGGCCTGATTGGCAATGGCACTACGACCCAATCCAGTTTTAGCCAAGCGTGATACATCATCAGCTGAATCAATGGCGGCAGCACCAAGCATTTGCGTTGATTTTGGTGCCAAAATCCTACCGGCAGCAGACAAAACACCTTGCGCTCCGAGGTTGACCGCAGCGTTCTTTGCGGCGTTTTCTGCAAAATCACCTTGTTGATTACTTGCCTCAGCCAGCGAACCAATCGCCATATTTCCAGCGACCCCCGCGCCAGGGATCAGGTAGCCCCCTATAGTTTCTCCAGCCTGAGCATAAGGGTCTGTTGGTCTATCTACAGGCCGATACACATCATCAAGAACCTTTGGACCACCAAGACCCTGAGATGCAGCATTAATGAGGCTGGCACCACCTTGAAGCACATCAAAAGGAACATTAGCTATACCCCTTGCAGCTTGCTCAATTATTTGCCCTGCACTTTGACCTCCACTCAGGAAATCACCAGCTTTTTGCATTAATGACTGCTCTGGCTGCTGTTGAGGCTGAACCTCTTGTGATCTGATCATCTGAGCAATTCTGGTGGCTCCTTCGGTATCTCCAGCCGCGTCAGCATTGCGTAGCGCGGTCATGAGCTGTTCGCGGCTATAGGCCATTATTTCCCTCCAGCATATTTGCCAATTAGTTCATCGTCGGAAAGTTGCTTTTGTTGAGGTGAATATCCGGATGCAGACAATTTATCATCAAGCTTTGAAGCGATGGCGTTGAGGCGCTTTTGCACACCATCTTTACTTCCTTTGATGCCGTTTTCTGTTATGTTTAGTCCAGACGCTATATTTCCAAGAAAAGTGATGTCTCTATCGGTGAGGACTCCATTCATTAACTTCAGATTATCCTGTGTTAACAATGACTGAAGCCTATTTGCTTTATTTATTAAGTCCTGACTTGAATCGTAAAACGTTGGTACTCTTGATGAAATTGAGCCGGTAATGTCACCCAAACTGCTATCTGAGGCTATCTCTCTCGCAAGAGATGCCGCCTCGGCAGCATAATCAAGTGACATTTTTTTCTGCTGCTGCTTCTCCTGCATGACTTGTTGGTTAGCATCAATCTTTTGCTGTAGCTCCTGCCTCTTTAAATCATTTGCCTCGCTAGCAGCCTGTTTCACTAATGCGTCTTGTTTAAGTTGCAATAATCTAATCTGCCTATCTGCGGCTGAGTTAGATGCTGATATATTCTGACCTCGAACCGTAATATCCTGTCCGCGTTGCTGTAAGGCCTCTCCAGCCTGGTTGCTGCGAATAGTTTCGTTCAACTTGTCTCGATTTAAAGCCTGACCAACAATCTTATCCTGTGCGGCGAAGTATTCTGCTGGTCCAAGGGCAGCCATTCCGAGGTGATCTGCAAATTCTCCGAACTGCTGAGGATTTTGCTGATAAGTTTGCGCTATATCTTGTGGACTCAGACCAACTCTCTGTAAGTCCGCAGCGTTACTTTTCAGCCAATCTCCCATCGCCTCTGGAGACGAGGATGCTAGACGCGCACTTGCTGCGAGATTCCCAACTGTTGAGCGCTGATCATCATCCGCCCACTTCATACCGGACTGGATCTTCTCCATTTGGCCGGGGTATTTGGTCATAAGGTCACGAACCTGCTGCCTATCTCCTGACTGCATTGCACTAGCATAGTCTTTCTGAAAGGCCTGAGCAGTCTGCTGCTCGTCATACTGCTTCAATCCCTGCAGGACATTAGTTGCACCCAAGACAGCCTGCAGACCAAGATTGTTTTGCCCCGACCTCTCTCGGTCATTATTATCTCGAATGTATGCCAGTGCGGTATCTGCATCACTCGCCTTTGGGGCATTATCGTTATTGGTGCCAATCCCAGCCAAAAAACCGCCTGAATTAATACCCTGATTCCAAGTAACCATTTCTCACCTCAGTAAAGTAATGAGCCAAGGCCACCAACAGCCCCACCAATTGCCGCACCCCATGGACCAGCAACGGAACCTGCCGCCGCTCCAGTTGCAGCTCCACCTAGAAACTTTTGTCCAGTTGATGGTCGATTAGCGTTTGCAGCTGCTGCGTTAGCCTGTTGCTGATACAACTGTCCCACATTATTCGCATATGACTGCCCAGCGCTCGCCTGACCTGTTAATGCTCCTAATCCAATATTTGCTAGGTTCTGTGCATTGTTCATTTGACCAGAAAGCCAATCCTGACCCAAAGCAGGAGCAATGGCTGCTAACTGATTACCAGTAGCGGTAGATCCAAGACCACCTGTTGCCTCAGCAGACATCAGGGATTGATATCGAGCCTGTCCTGCAAGGTCTTTGTATTGCTGCGAGTTGTAGTAATCGTTGAGCGCCTGACCTTGCCCCTGCAGCGTCGATAGACCCTGAAGTTGTGAAACATATTGCTGAGCAAGTGGTGTAAACGGCGCAAGGTTCTGCATGTTCGTCTGCCACATTTCGCGCTGCAGGTCGATTCCCTTCTGCGTTGCCTTTGCCTGTGCGCCGGCACCGCCATCACCACCCTTTTGATACACCGCCTTGTTGAGGTGCTTATTGGCAATCTGATGAATTAGCATTTAAGAGTTCCTCATATTTCGAGCGAGGTAATTGATAGAGAGTGATTCCGACAGGCTTACCATTGCTGATATAGGCATCATCGAGATGACCGACGCGCGTAGCACCAAGTAGCCGGATAATCGCGCGACCGTATTTGGTGGTATCAGGAACCATTGTGATGCTGTTCAGGAATGGGGAGTTCTGGAGAAGCCATTTGCAGAATAAGCGGTGCCCCTGAAGGGCATATTCACCGCGAAATCCAGGTAGGTAGCACGCATGACATTCAACTATGCTGTGCCAGAAGTTACGAACTTCATGGACGCCAGCCAGCAAAACACCTTCATAGATGCCGAGATATACCGCATCAGGTTTGATGTAGTATTTATCGCCGCTATCTACGATATTGCCTGTTATTTCTGGGTTGTTGAGGAATTCTGCAAGCTTCACCGGGTTATCGATGAGCTTTATTTCCATTACTGTTCCGCAATGATTTTGATGGTTGTGGCCGTGAATGCGGCACCGTTAGACTGAATCGTCATAGTGCTGCCGTTAGTGGCAAGGTATCCGCCGACATCAATGCTAAAGAACGTCGCCAGCAATACGTTATCCGTAGCCGTAGCAACGTTTCGACTGTTAACCAACGTATCAGGTACCGCTCCTGAGAACGTTAACTGGATAGAGCGGTTAGTCGTTCCTCCAGGCCATGAACCAATCAATGAGAGTTTGAAATTGACGGTCTTATTCTCGTTGTAAACAACAAGCTTATCGTTTGTAGCATCGAAAAATGGTGATAACGTACCGCTGGTAGGCGTAAGCGCCTTAAGCAGAGTGACAAGGTTTGCGCCAGTAGTTGGGATGACAAGAGATATGCCACTGTAAACCACCTCAGATTTCTTGCGCGTAGTGGCGTACTCAAGCGCAGAGATTCTGGTTCCGTGATCAGCAACGGTTGTTTCTAGTGATGATATGGCGCCTTCCGCTGCTGTAATCCTGGTATCAAGGCCGGAAATATCGTTCGTGTTCTGAGTTATGCGTAACTCATGGTCAGCAAGTTCTGACTCATTGGCTGAAATCCTGGACTCATGGTCAGCCAATTCAGTTTCAGCATCGGTGATTCTTGTTTCGTGGTCTGCGAGAGTCGTCTCGGCAGCAGATATGCGCTGCTCGTGATCAATGAGCGTTGCTTCTGCCGCGTCAATTCTGGCCTCATGGTCTGCAAGAGTAAGGTCCTGCTCCTCGTTTTTTACCTGCGCATCATAAGCACCCTGCCCGGCTTCGTTAGCCTTACCAGCAACGTTTCCAATGTCTGTTCCCTGCGCGATAACATACAGGAGGTATGACTGGCTGAAGACGTTTCTGGGAAGGATAGAGGCATCAAGACGAGTAGCCTGAATGATGACTGGTTCTTTTAATCCATCATCAGCCATTACTCTATCCTTATCTGGCATCCAGAAAGAGTTACCGGAGATTTAGTGATAACACGCAGTTTGAAGCCGATGTTTTTCCTGATGCGGCCCACTCGCTTCCAAATAACGCGCTTGTCGTAAACGAATGGTTCATTCTGTTCAATCATCTGCTCACGACCGTAATTAACTCCATCTGTGGTGGCTGAGAGGAAAAGACGGTCGGCATACTGAGCAACACCAGTTGATGACTCAACTTCAAGGTCAAAAACCCTTGCGTTGTCGGCTTTGAATAGCGGGGTAAACAATAAGTGTTCTTGCTGTTGGTCATACTGGCTGCTGATATCAAACTTAAGATACCCAGTAACAGATATTGATTTATCTCCGCATGTAATCACGTTATCTTCGTATGCGAAATCAATAGCCCTATAGACACCATCACTCAAACCAGTTTTTAGAACACACCACTGCGGACCATTCTGGCTTGAAGAGGCGTCGTAAACCAACACGTGGCGTGGCAGGTGAATAATCAGAAGTTCATGAGCATCAAACCGAAGCGTCTCCATTACGCCAGTCGCTAGCTCATCAGCGGTATATGAGCGGACAATCTTCTCGATACTCGCTGTGGCTATCGGTGATGCCTGACCTGAACCGATTATGTATATCGATGGCGCTCCGGTAGCTGGGTGGCTGATGAATGCATAGGAATCAGCAAATGGCGTCTTGCAGTAAGTTCCGGCGATACCCTTCTGCACCATTAATGATGGCTGGGCGACATAGATAGCAGCGCCTACCGTAGTTGTTCCAGTAAGGGAAAAATACTCAATCGTCGACGAACCGAAGCAAACAATAAAATCACGCCACGCCCCAATCCCAATGATGCCATCAGGTTGTGACTCTGCGCGATATTCAGCGCTGTACCGGTCAGGATGGGATTCATCCTCAAGGTCAGAGATGAACCATGAATCAGATCCGTCTTTTGACCAGGCATAGCGACCACGTAAGCGAGTGATGTCTCTGGCTGAACCTAATTCGTACTGAGTGAAGCCAGAATCAGCCGGCCAGTTATCGATAGTCTTGATAGTTCCGTCATAGCGATATTCAATCACCGAACCGTTAACGCATACAGCCTGTGATGTGCGACCAAACGCCATGGAAACTCGACCACTGCCAGCAACATCACCAACTTCACTCTGAGACTTATAGAGCTTGCCTCCTAAAACGCGATATACGGCATTCTGAGCGGTGTTGTAGATGACACTACGTGATACACCGTTAACATCGCTTCGCTTTGCTATGCCGGGGAAGGAGCGCAAATAACCATTACTGTTTAGCACCTCTTTCGGCGTAGCAAGCATGTTCACCGGGAGATAGTCGATATAGTCGGCATTCTTGAAGTCTTTGCCGACTCCTTTCATCAATGGAAGCTGCTGAATTGGCATTATTCGCTCCCGTTATTGCATGGTCCTTTACGGTGGAAATAGTTCCATCCGTTGTCTGTGGCTAGTCGGTTCCCACTGCCAATTGGCATACGGTTTGGATAACCGGACTTACATTTAGCATCGCGAGCACGCGACATTGCTGTTAGCTTAACGAGTTGCTCTTTGCCGTATCGGGCTGTGGTGATGAGTTTTCCTGATGCTTCCATCGCATAATCTGGTGCAATTCGGCATGCAAGATTGGTAACCACTGCATTGAGTGCATTATTTGATAGTCCGTGTTCATCGCCGGGGTCAGGAGCAACATCTGCATCAGCGAAAATGTAGCCAACGCTTATTCCCGGCGAATCATCTCCGCCAAGCCACTCGGCCATCATCATCTCAAGGTCGTTAACCCCGTCTTCCATCGACTGCGGTTCGACATCGGTAAGCGTGGCATTGGAAGCAACTCCAAGTTTGCGCAAGGCAGCGAGAACTAGATCGCCTTTCGTTGTGAGGTTCATCTACTACCCCTTAGGTTTCGGCCCCGGCTTTTTGCGCTCTTTCACCTCTGGCTCTGCAGGGTCATTCAGAAGGCCGTCAGGATGTGAAAACCAGCCAGCATCGAGATATTCCTGCAGATCGTCCTCTGAAATAATTTCGAAGTCGTAGCCAACTCCTTTCCACTTTTTGGTGGCTCCGTGGCGAAAAACCATCTGTGTCATAACATCCTCCAAAAAAGATGGGGCCGAAGCCCCATTCTCATTACGGCGCAGTCTGATTAGGCAGACCAACGACAATCGCCTCAGGGCGAACGGCGCAAGCCGAATACCACACAGCGATACGGCACAGGCCGGTCAGAGTGTTGATATCACCCTGCGTTGCGAAGATGCCGTTAATACCTACGCCGGGAATGCTGAACGACTGGGTTTTCATGCCAGCAAACAGCTCATGCGTTACCGGGATTGGCTGAGAAAGAAGACGAATGGAATCGTCTGCCCAGCCAATGTTAGCGGTAGTGGTTGCTACGTTAAGCAGCGTTACCGGAGCGGATGCCGCCAGTGAAGTGTTGACGTTAGCGTACGCCTTCTCTTCTGCAGTCAGAGAGGTGTCATCAAGAGCTACCGGCTTAGGAGTGATCTCGATGTGAGTACCGTCGATGACGCGAGTGATGGAGAAAGTTGCATCATCGGTCAGGACGTTCTTAGCCATCTGAGACAGGTATTTCACGCCAGCAAAGCTGATTTTGTCGCCACGTTTCAGACCGGTGGTTGAGGAAACAACAACCGTTGCCACACGGTTATCAACGTTTTCGTTATTGCCGTCGGTGTCAGTAGTGAAAGCCTGAGGCTTAAACTTCTGAGCGCCAGTAACAGTGACGCCGGTAACAGTGGAACCAACGACGGTTGGCAGTTTTGGCGAACGCATTACATCGTCGAAGCCTGCAACCTGGCGCTGGATGGTACCGTTGTGATAAGCATCTTCAGGAACGCGGCCAAAGATGTCGCCGGCAGTCAGATCGCGACCAGCTTTGCGATAGTCAGACGGGTTAAGGAAGTAGCTGATACCCATATCGCGGTTTAGTTCACGAGCGAACATCAGCTCTTCAGCGGACGCCAGGAAATCCCAGCCCGTCAGACCAGTTGAAGGACCGATTGAGCGTGCATCGTGAACAACCAGAGAGCCCATTTCGGTTGCCTGTTTTGCAATCGCGGTCTCGATGTTGTTCGCCAGTTTCTTAGCAGACGCCTGAATGCGACGGCGATACGAACGCTCATCACGCAGGTCATCAGCGCGCAACTGGAAGAAATCGTTATCCGGATCGCCCATGTTGCACTTAACGGACAGCTCCAGAACGTTGGTCTGCTTGTTGGTAAGGTCCCAGCCAGTCTGGGTTGGCGCTTCCTGCTCAACCGGCATCCAGACGGTATTGCTTGAACGCTGCATTGATGCAGCCGGCGGAGTGTACTTTGAGGTTTTAGACGCCATTGGCGTCAGGTTTTGCACGGTCTCGATGATTTCATCGATAGCGTAGGTGACCAGTTGGCCTTCTTTTAAGCTCATTTACGAGATCCTTTATTCAATTGTGCCTTGAGCATGCGATAGGTCTCTACGTCGCCTTTATCTGCAGCTGCCTTCATCTGCTTCTCAATAGCCGACAGATGAGCAGCAACAGCCTGCCCCTGGATTGGCTCGTCAGGGTTAGGGGCTTCTGAAACTGGCTTGCTACGAGGCTTGAGAGTTAAACGTTCTGATAGTCGAGTGAGTTCAATCAGCGCTTGCTGCTGGTTCATCTGCAGAATTTGACGCGTTTTCTCTGGGTTTGCTCCCAGATGATACATCAGAGTTGCGGATTGCTCCGGGAACAGCACCATCAGGTCGGAGACGATCTGAGCAGGAACTAGCTGAGCAAACGCATCCTCTTTCTCCTGGTAGTCTGGAATGTTTAGCTTTTCCGCCGCGTCATAGTGCTTACGAGCAGCATCGACGTATTGCGCTGATTGCTGGGTGTACTCCTGAGTCTTCCTTCCCTGCTCTGCTACGGCATTGCTACGTGCATCCTGAGCCTTCACAAGCCATTCGTTGTTGGCCTGCTGAAATGCTGCAAGTGCGCGAGTCTGGTCGTAGTCATACTTAGCCAATGCTTCATCAGAGAAGAAGTCATTAGCGTTAGGTTGGGATGGTAGCTCAGGAGCAACCCGCAGATTCTCCGGTAACTCACCGCGCTTAACTGCTTCTACCTGCTGCTCAAGCTCACGTTGGCGCTTGCGCTCAATGCGGCGCTGTGCAAATTTCGCGTTGGTTTCCGGGTCTTGTTTTGGCTTGTTCTCATCGTCGTTCAGTACAATCTCAAAGCCTTCTTCCTGTCCTGTAGCATCGTTGGCATTTGATGCCGGATCGACTGCGGATGCCGCCGCGTTATCGACGGGCAGGTTTTGGCCTTCAGTTGCCTGAATTTCGGTGGTGTCTTGCATGGTTAACTCTCTCTTATTGAGGTATCTCGGCGCTTTGTCCGGAAGGGATATTTTGTCTCTGCGATTGCAGGATGTTGGCTAAGTCCATGCGCTGAGAATGCCGCTGGTCATCGCCTTTCAGAAGTAATTCAGCGTTTGCTCGTGCGTCGTCACTGTTTTGTTGCTGGAACGACTGCATAAGCTTGAGGAAATCCCGGAAAGCAGATTGCTTATCCAGGTCCATGTTGTTGAAGATTTCTGCAACCTTAGCTGCGTTAAGTTGATTCTGTCCTTCTACCTTGGCGGCATCGACCTGAATCTGCGTTTGCTGATTCTGAGCCTTAAGCAACTCAGCCTGACCCATAAGCATCTGACCTTGAGCAGCAATTTGCTCTGGTGTTGGCTCCTTGGGTTGTTGCTGGGCTTGCTGAACCATCTGAATCTCTTCAGGCGTCTCAGGCTTCTTGAGACCCATCATCACCAGTTGCTTATTAGCGTACTCGCGCATCATTTCAACGCCTTTGCCGTCGAGCAGCGTAAAGTATTGCAGCAACAGCATCTGCCATTCTGGAGTACCTTGTGGAACCTTGGTTAGCAACTCCTGAATCTCAGCGCGGTTCTGCTCTTTCATGCTCTGGAATGATGGTCCAGTGTCGGTGTAGCACTCATAGCGACCGCGAATGTCGTTAAGAGTGACCACATCACCAGACTGCAGATCAACCATCTGAGTCATCACCTGCACATCTTTCTCGGTGCCGTCCTCAAGCGTCACAGTAACATTGCGCGGCACGTCGTAGATGTCGTTGACCATCGACTGGTAAATCTCGCCATCGCGACGGAACGCAGTAGCAAGGTTGTCCTGAAACACATATGTCTCAAGATCAGCTCGCATGTTCAGTTGGTTGACGGTATCGAAAGCAACCTGCCCGTTTGCAGCCTCAGTATCCACGCCAAGACTGGCAACCTCTTTCACCGCAGCAGTAGCCGCCTCAAGCATGTAAGCGTTAGCCTGTGGTACTTGAGGTTCCTCCATGTACCCAACTGGTGTTGGTGGCAGGTCGTTTCCGTTCTCATCAGTTCGGTTAATCAAGTAGTACGGGTAGGCGTCATCACCTCCGTACATATGTTCATAACCAGCAATCTGTTCAGGATAGAAGAAAGGCTTCTTCTGAGGGTTACGGGCGACGATATCGGCGTTAAACGACATGATCATGTTACGCAGCCGCTGCCCGTCTTTAGTCAGGCGCACAACGCCTTCGTAAACTTCCTTATCGCCAGCGAATCCCCACTCGCCATAAGCCGGCACAATTGGGATATGCTCACCTGCGATTAACTCACGGTCTTTCAGGATTTCCGAGCAGGTTATGAGTGACTTATAGACACGGCGGCGCTTAACTTTCTTCTCTGCAACTTTAACGAAGCCTTTATCAGCAAGGTCATCGATAACATCTTTAATATCGCGCTGATAGTAACTAACCGGTTCACGAGTCAGTGGGTCGAGATAGATGAAAACTTTTTCACTCTTCTCTTCGACTTCGTAATACTCACCGACGTAAACGACATCCTTCGAAATCCATGGGAAAATCCATCCCATATCTGGACTCTGGAATGACGGAATAACTTTCGGGTCGATGCCGTTTTCTTCCGCAAAAACTTTCCAGCCTTCTGTGCTGAATGGCTGGATTACGGTGCAGTGCTTAGCGTCACTCTTGTCCTGTTCCTTGCTGTTGCAGTCCCAGACAACGTGAGAGCATGACTCATGCAGCGGCCGGCGGCGGATCACCTGGTTGCGGCTTGTGAGGTTGTTATCCTCGTACTCTGTGACTAATCGCCAGTGACCAACTCCGCATTCAATCTGCTCACGAACAGCGACGTTAACCGCAGAGCGTGCAGCATTATGGCGCATGTCGGTGCGATACATACCCATCAACGTATCAGCAGCGTCAGGACTTGCTCCGTCTTTTGGTCGGTACAGAACATCAATCGGATTGCGACGCATCTCTGCGACAAGTTTACGCACTACCGGGCGAACTACATCGAATTGGCCGCGATACTGCAGCGTTGTGTATTCGCTTAGCCAGTCATCCCACTGTGACACCCGACTAAAATATAAATCGTTTGTCGCTTCAGTTCTGGCTTCATCGCCCGACGCCCAGTCTATGTCGAACTGGCACAGAATGGCGTTGAGTCGTTCGTTATCTGCCATCATCTTCTCCGTGCGACAGGTTTAATCGGTGCAGGTATTTTCTTATCTTTGACTACGCCAATGTCGCCATATCGCTTGGCAAACCGGCGCATCATGTAGGCATATCTGGTGGCATCTAATAGATCGTCTCGCGTTTTAACGATGCGTCCACGCTCATCTCTATGGTAGAAATTGAACTCTTCGAACCAATCACGTAGCCCAGCAAAGACTTTGAAGCGACCTGTATTCATCAGATCGTGCAACTCGAATAATCCAGGCTCTACAGAGCGAGACCCATCAGGCCACTGGGCTGGTTCTGGTAGCATCAGGAATCCGGCGTCTTTGTAATACTCGCGCTGTTGCAGACCGCTACCCTTCTCCGTCTGCAATCCATCCTGAGGCCATGCCGTTGGAACCTTATTAGCCCAGGCCTTAGTTGCGCCCCATGCTTCTGCTGGGGAAGTCTTGCTGGCCTTCCATGCCTTGGTGACGTAGAAGGTTTCAGTCTCCATATCAATTGCCAGTTGAATACGGCTCTGCGGGTGATCCCAACCAAAGTCCATGCCATCGATAACCATGTAATGCTTCGGTATCGGGAATGGCTCACAAGTAATCGTCTCTTCACTGAAATCGAATATGCGACCATGACCAAGCATCGGAATACCCTTAGTACGCATATCCCTCTGGTGCGGAGGGAATGACTCAAGCAGGCTTTTCTTTGTTTCTTCCGTCAGGTGAGGCGCATCATCCCAACCTACATTCATGCAGAACTGTGAATCAGCAGGTGTATCTAGCAACTGGATTACCAGTTCAGTGCGTCCGTTTTCTGGAGTGAATGTCAGGATGCCGCGACCGCCATTTCCACGGTCACCTGTTGCTGTACGTGTTAATACCTGTGGATATATTGTTGGGTCTTCTGGCTCTTCATCGATGTGAAACCAGTCGATGTCATCGCCCATCAGCGCATGCTGACCCTGCGTGTATGACCAGAACTGTATTTTGCTCAGGTCACCGCTGCTATGACGAATATATGCAGAGCGGACGGCATTAGGCGTTCCAGTCATTGGTTCGGTGGAAACAATCCTGTCAGGAGGAATCAATCCGCCAGTAAACTCGCCGTTTACCTTCTTGCCGATGATGGCGGCTTGAAGCAGATCTCGGCACTTCTCACCCGAGTAACCAAGGCACCACATTAACGGGGCATGATCAAAGCGATGGCCAGCCCACCCATCGGGGTATTCGCCAAGCAGATGGACAGCGTCGATATAAGTTGCGGTATCGGTCTTTCCGACTCGGTTAGCCGCAATGAGGGCGCACTGGCGATATTCGGCTGTTGCCGCGATGAACTTGCGTTGCCATTCGTATCGAGTTTCATAGTAACTGCGGTAGCGATAAACAAACTCTCTGCGCTTCTTTTCTTCCAGGAGCTTTACCAGCTCAATCTTCTGCTCCCGGCTGAGATTGTGCATTAGTAAGCTCCATTAACTTGCGGTCTAATTCTTCATCAGACAGGTCGGTGATAGTGATTTTCTGCTCGTGCTGAATGCGATCGCCGTATTTCTTAGGCATGATTTTTGATAGGTACCACTTGCGAGTATCAATGCGTAGTTTTGAACGTTGAACATGCTCGCCGTTAAGTTGATAGCCTATAGCCTCTCCATCCTTATCAAGCTTTTCCATCCAGTCGTTGCTACCATCATCAGCAATATCGAATAGCTCCTCTGCAATTGCCTCTGCGCCTTCTTCCTTCGCTCGCACGTATTGGGCACGAAATGCTTCATTACGAGCCAGCCAACGTAATACAGCCTGCTTTGATGGCATACCTTCATCACGACATACGGAGCGCAGAGATTCACCCTCCGCCAATCTTAGGCAGATGATCTCTGCTAATTCTTCCGTGTAATCTGATGGTCGACCGCATTTTGCTTCTTCAGTCGCCATATTTATTCCTTACGGTGCCGATGTGACAGTGAGAACCATCGACGTAGACACGATTACCAGGCCGATGCCGTCAGTTACCGTTACCACGTAGGTACCAGCATCTGCAGCATCAGCTGTGAAGTGGATTGTTGCTTCAACCACAGAAAGTGGCTGGCCGTTCTTAGTCCATGCGTAGGTGTAAGGTGTGTTGCCACCGTCAGCAACAACAGAGACGTTTTCAGGAGTCCCTTGGGTGATGGACTTTGTCGCTGGAAGGTCAGTTGCAAATGCCAACTTAACGCCATCTTTGTACGGCAGAATGAAGCCGGCTTTGTTCGTTGCTGATCCCATATCAACTTTGCTCAATACATCAGGGAAAGGGATTGCCGCTCCTGTTGGGTCAGTGTCGAGATAAATCGCATCTCCCACAGCTTCATCGGCGCGGTACAGAAACACACGCTGATTTTTCGGATCGTCTACTGCAGTAAAGAAGCTGCCCATTACTTAGCTCCTTTCTTTTTCTTCTTGCCGGCCTTGCTCATAGCAATGGCAATCGCCTGGTCTTTTGGTTTACCTGCTTTGATTTCGGTTGCGATGTTTTCACCGACAACCTTTTTGGACTTACCCTTCTTTAGCGGCATTTTGTTGCTCCTGAATTGATGGCAGAAAGTGACTGAACATTCGGTCAAGCATGTAGCAGTATGTTTCGTTGGCGTCTTCAGGATTGGTAGTTACACCTACATCAGAGCAGACGTAAAAACATACATGAGCGCACTCATGAACGAGGGTAGATATCTGCTTATCAAATACACCAATTAGGTAAATGCGCTCACCTGTATCGGTATTTTCGTAGTTACTTGCTATTCCAAGGTTAAATGGCCTTTCATTACCATTCCCACCAAGGAACTTATCAGCATGCTGAAATTCATCTTTGGTCACTGCAAGATATACATGAGCGCTATGAAAAAGCGGAATGGTGAATACAGGAAGTTTATTCCATTTCGCCTTTGCCATGGTTATGCCCCTTTTGTGGCTCCAGATGGTTATAGGTAATTAGACGAGATAACCAGGAAGCCTATAGACACGACAGCAACAATCACCGCAGCGATGATGTGCAGAGCGTGATAGATAAACTCGATTAGCTTGTCTTTGAATGTGGGCTTGTAGGCTGGATGGTTGAGAATATCTTCACGTATGAGAGACATTCCATAGAGCAGTGTTATTTCACGCTCTCGCTTTTTCATACATCACCTCAAACATTGAGTGCGAATGTATTCCTGCAGCGCTTTCAGTGCTGTTTGGTCACTGATGATTCCGGATCTGATACCGAGAACGTTTCGTCCAGCAATTGAAGAGAGTTCGACGGTGGCATCATCGCCCATGCTGGCGGAGCCGGCGGTTTGGGTTGCGGATGGCACTGGACACTTTCCTTTGACGAGCACCCTACCACCACTATCAAGCTTGCGCTGCAGAGCATCATTTTCAGCTTTAGCATCTGCCAGTTCCTGTGTGTATTTGGCATCCAGTGCAGCAACATCACGTTGCCTGGCTGTCATGTCGGTGATGGTGGCATTAGCAAGATTCAACGCCTTGGTTTTCTCATCGCGCTGCTTCTTGTATTCGGTGGCATTGTCACGATAGTGATTTACAGCCCATCCAAGCGAGACAATGATGCAGGCGATTACGGCAATGATGATTGCTGTTAGTCTGCTCATAGCAGAATTACTCCGACAAACAAGAACCACCCCCACCCATCATGACCATTAGCTGCAATAAAACCTGCTGCCACCATGCAAATTGCTGAAGGGAGATATTTCATTTCTGTCCCCAGGTGCATACCTGATATTCAACGTCGCGTCGGTTCATCAGGCCTTTCCATTTCTTGCCGCCTGCGTATACCCATCTCTTAAGCTCTGAGCATGCCCCGGAGTAATCTTTAGAGTTGAGTTTCTTCAACAGGGTTGAGTTGATGGTTGCTGTAGCGCCGACGTTGTAAGCGAAGCTATATATCGCAGCTCGTTGTGTTTCAGTGGTCGGCACTTTGATATGCGGATCAACTTGTGCGGCAATGCGCGTCATATCTTTACGCGTCAACGCATCACATTCTTTGTCTGAGTAATATTTACCCCAGACAATATCGCTTCCTGTGTGCCCATCACAGACAGTGGCAATGCCAACAACATCTTTGTATGGATAATGTTCTCGGCCTTCCAGGCCTGACTTACCGGAAACCATGACGGTCGCGATACCAATAGCACCGGTACCGAGAGCTGCAACAATGCTATTTCTGAGCGCCGGTGACATTGCCATTCAATCTGTCCTCGCGCTCTTTGCGCTTGTAGTACCAATTGATGCCGAATGTGCCGACAGTACACAGAATACCTACGATGAGGGCCCAGTCGTTAAGGGAGAGAACTCCGCCCATTGCAGTCAGTCCTCCAAACCAGTAACTGAACCATTCTCTGATTTTGTCCATGCGGTACATGCCTACCCCCAGGGTGATGGGGATCTGTTCAAATTAGGAATTATGGATATGGTAGCTTGAACAAATCCGGGTTACGGTTGATTTGTAACAGGATTGCTCGTGACCTCGTCTACATGAGTGATCCAGACATGGATTGCTCCAACAATACATGTCGCTCATATCACGAAGCCCAGCCATAGATGCTGGGTTTTTCTTTTTTAAAGCGCGCTATCACCGTAGCCACAGAGTGTCAGCAATGAGTTGGTTAGGTCTGGTTCTTGGTGGAAGTACGCTTTAAAAAATGGGCTGAGGGTTGTAGCCCAAAATACTGAGGGAAAAGTAAGGATGAACAACGGTTTTGCTCTGGGTGGATTTGGCTGTGGTGGCCGGTGCTGATCTCCGACATGTAAATGGACTACCCGTCGTCGCCATGGTGAGCCATTACCTCACCATCTAGCTGATAAGTTAGCGCATCAGCCTGCGCATTCACCACAACGGAAAGAGCACTGGTTTGGCTCGACATCAGATAGGGTGGAACAGCCCTCAAATGCCCAATGCTCTTACCTGTTGTGTTGATTCAATCTGGCTCAGGACTCTCGCGTATGAGCATCAACGTGTCGTGCAGCACGCATTAACTCAAAAGTCCTGACCGGATTGCAGAAATGAAAAAGGCCGCCTTAGCGACCTATTTGTAATATCTGTTGGTGAGAATACAGTCCAAAGCCTCTTTCTCTGTCCTACTTATCAATTCAGCGCATGTCTCAGCAGCTTCAAGCTGCTCTTTAGGAATAGAAGGCTCTTTTTTTGGCCTACTCCACTTCCACATCACATAAAGAAATAAAAGCGCCACCAAAGCCTGAACAACATGAGCAATTATTCTTATCACATGCTGTATATCTGACATAAAACACCACCATGGGGTCATTTATCTTATTTGGATGCCAGTATTAAAAAAGCCACCGCAGTAACTTAAGAGTCACTAACGGCAGCTTACCTTCTAATTATGGCTAAATGGATAATGCAATGTCAAGCTTTTTAACGGCAACATGTTTAATCTTCTCAACACGTTTTCGACTTTTAAAAGCATCTTGCATAGGTTGGTACAAAACAAAGAGTGAAGCTTTGAGGATATCGTCGATTTCATTCCTGCATGTTGCAAGTGACGGTCTCCGCCAACCCTCCCCGCCTCTTCCGGCCATTTTGCGTGGCTTTGCGGTGGCGTGATAGTACGATGCAATTGCTCTCTTAGATGAGCCGTGAGAGTAGTAGCTCAGCAGAATGCCAAAGGCCTTTGTGTCAATGCGCATAACGGAATCTACGACCTGAGAAATCAACATTCCGTCATCGTCATTGCACATTGGCCTGGTCATTACCCGGGAAGGATCTACCCTTTCCATAAACTGAGCGATTACACTGCTCATGCGTTTTTCCAGTCGCCCTGAATATACCCACGCACCCCACAATTCCAGCCATCCATTAAGCCATTCATGCTGGTCTTTGGTCAGGTTAAGTTCACGAACACCCATTAGGCAACCTCCGGACCGTCAGGCTTATTCAAATCCAGGCGACTCATCAACTCCAGGCGATGATGAAGCAGAATCACCAGTGCGTTTTCAGCGTCTTTAATCTTTGCATCGAGCGATTTAAGTGACTGCTCATCTGCGTGACGCTGCCATTTGACTGCTTGGATATCAGTTACGTTATTCATGCTGCCTCCACTCTTTGTACGCGTAGGTCTTTAAGCTTCTGCTGATACTCCGCCTTAATCGCTTTGCACTCTTCTACAGTCCAGCGATGGCGCTTATGGTCAGATTCGATTTCGTCTACAGCTTCCTGCCCGATACGTTCGATAAGCATCACGCGATAAGGAACCAGATTCCCGCTCTTGTGCTGATTGCACACGACACATTGCTTATGGATATTGCGCTCATCAAATCTGAGTTGAGGTGCCGCAGAAGTTGTACGGTAATGGCCGGCATCCCACTGAGCAGATACGAATGTTCCGCACGAGATACATGGTAAGTCGCGGTCTCTTTCTCTGATGAAGGCGTTTACTGCTTGTTGGGCTTGTTTAATCCAGTAACTTCGGGGCTTTAGGGCGAGCTTTCGAATCTTTAACTTGTCTTTCTGCTGTTGTTCTTCTCGTCGTCGTTTCTTATCTGCTGCTTTCTCTGCTTTTTCTCTCTCCTTGCTTCGTCGCTCTATTGCTAATTCAGTTCCGTGTTCCGGACTACACCACCACTGATTTGAGAATGCCGGATGAAACCATTCATTGCAGACTTTGCATTTTCTGCGAGGGGGCTTAGCCATTAGTCAACTCCTTCTTTCGCTCATCTTCGTGAGAGAAGTCTTCTCCGTCGATTGGCATGAGCTCTTCATCGTAGAAATAAGAGAAACCACCGGAGGGTGTTTTTGTATAAATCGATACGTCACCCTTTACCAACCATCCAGGGGTTTCGTCACGCCACCCATGCCTACCTACGCCAGGAAAATTAAATACATATCCATTCGTTACTTTTTCGACTAACTCAACGCATCTGCCAATTTCAGGTTTGTTTTCTGAAAAAATGACTATCGCCAATCCGCCTGCACGTAACTCACTCATCATCTTCCTCCGTCATAAATCCGTTAGGATCGGCGTAAAGCGATATTGCACAGGCATCGCATACATGCACTTCAACAGGGGTTAGCTTCATCTTGCATTGCATACAGTAGCCGGCACGGCAATTGCTCTCGGCGTGATACTGAGCTATTTGCTCTGGACTAAGCATTAATGCAACCTCGCTACTGTAGTTTCTTCCGGTTCCTGTAACTGGATGATCATGTCGACATCTTCGAACTGGTACATGTATGCGCTGGCCTCTTGTCCTTCCAGTCTTCCCTGCACAAATCCGGCTACCCAGTTCATAATCATTCCTACAGAATCAACGCCGTCACCTTCCATATCTTCGAGAAGGTCAGCGAGTCGGTCTGCATATTCGTCATCAACAGAGCTCATCGGGTTTTCCTCATTCTGTTCCATTTGGATTGCAACAGGCCGTGGACGTAATCAAACGTCTTAACCTGGCTTTGCGTTGGGATGGGTTTCTTTCTGGATTTACTGCGCTTGGTGGGTGTGAAGATGAGGCTATCTAAAACTATCTGTGTGGGGCTTCTTCTCGCCATATATCATCCTTTGTTTGCGGAAGAGGAAAATCACCTACAGGTGAGCGCTCGCAGCGGATACACCATTTGTGCCAGTAGGGCTGACCTGGCCTGAACCGGTAACCATCTTTGCGCTCTCCGCATCTGTCGCATTTAGTCATGCTGCTCTATCTCCAAATCTGGCCTTCCACTCAAGAGCCAGCCTGGCTTCGTCAGACCACTTAACATTCCTCTCGGCACCGAATGCCTGGATAAGCTCCAGTAGCTCAGCAAACTCACCTACGCGCATCCTGCTTGTCGACTGACCTATCACTACAAAGCCATTTCCGGCAAGGTTAGGAACAACGTCCTGTTGCTTTAACGCCGCAGTGAAAATGCACTTCCAACTCTCAGCATCAAGCTGGCGTCCATGCCATTCCACCTGGCGAGAAACATCACCAAGGCAAGCCCAGAGCTTTCTGTTCTGGTCGATACTTCGATTGCGTTCTTGGATGGTTACGATGATTGGCTTGGTTGGGTCAGGGAAAATTTGTTGTATGGCTTGAATGGCGTTTTGTTGGTGAACTGGAGAGCGTATCTCAAAGGTTAATTTCTTCATTATTTCTCCTGCGCGGCTTTGCGTTCTGCTGCGGTCTTAGGCATCGCCAACCTCCTGCGGGGCGGCTGGCAGCGGCATCCAGTGGGTTACGTGGCCGCTGTAATAGTTCCAGAATGGGGTAAACGCGTCACCATCTTTATCTGGCACATTCCAGTAGTCGTGATTTACCCGATTGTTGAGCGTTTCGAAAACAAGATATTCGTAACTCCCCGGCTCATTTTCCGGCATCCGCTCGCTTACCGGAATCCATCCAGCCAGTTCAGCGCAAATTCTGACTGTGGTTTTACAGCCTGAACATTCGCAACCTGGTCGATACCCATGGTCAATTGGGCTTTGCGCCGGAGAGTTGCCCAACTTGTTAGCCGTCGTTACAGGTTCAGCCTGCAGCATGGCGGCGCGGCAGTCATTCCAGCCCCTCACATATGCCCCTTCACTGGTGCCAAGGAATGGCATTTCGCCAACGGTTGCTTTCTCCGGCACTACCGGCTGCTGCGCGTGGCGATAGAGCGGGAAAGCGCCTTTTACATTTTTACTACACTGGTCTATAAGGTCATCGTCATCAGGGTCAAATCTACCGAAATAACCCACCGGCTCGCTGTCAGCCTTGCGGCGTTCCTGTAGCTCCTTGGCCATAAAGTAATACGCATCTGTGCGCATAAACATTGCAGTGCCATTTTCGTGACTATCAATGAGCATCTGAATCTCTTTATCAGTTGCCATCTCTCTGGTTATGGTTGATTTGGTCATTGGTAGACTCCTTACACTGCCAACTGTAGCTGCATGTTGAACTTGTCTTTTTCGGCGCAATAGTTGAGTGAGCCAGGGCTATTATGTGACTCAATACGCTCAACCATCAGTGCGGCACGCGTCTCTTTCGATGCCGGCGCATATGCACCAGACCAGGCCTTATCTATCCCGATATTGCGCGCTACATTCGTGCTATCGGCGCTCGCCAGCGGCAGCTTTGTGAAAATCAACGGATTGAGCATGCGTAACCCATGAAGTTTCGTAATCGGCTGTCCGTGTTCGTCAACGACGTGTCGAATCAGGTCTTTCATTCTGGCAACAGCGAGTTTTGGTCGCTTAACGTCGTAATCGCCACAACTGCCTATTGCCACCCGAGGCCACTCGTTGCACAACCTGATAAAACGCTCATCACTTTCGTTCATGTGCCAGACGGGAACGCCAAAAAACCCCCCATGAGGCCATTCATCCAGGAGCGCTTCATTCTCTTCCTCGCCTCCGTCGATAACGTCCGGGATAATGGCAAAGTCAAAACCAGGATGATTCTTCCAGCGAGCGACAAACTCGTAGTAATCGCTCCAGTCAATTTTGTTTTTGCCAGCTGCTTTCCAGGCAGTAAATGCGCCATTGTCGAGAGCGAAAGACTGGCAGTATTCAGATGCCAGATTTATCTGCCCGGAGTGTGCGAAACTGATGAAGGCATGGCGCCCTTTCCACGCTTTCAGTGCGCATGTATCCGGTGTTATAGGTCCACCGTGGTAATGAATCATGAGTCACTCAGCCTCCCACTTGATGCCCTGCTCGATTAGCGCTTCATTGACCTCGTCGGCGTAGTAGTAAGTTAATCCGCTCGATGATTTAGCCAACTTTAATGGCTCCGGCAGCTTCACGGTGACGGTGCGGGACTCCAGCTCGGCGATGCGCTTCTCTGCAATTTCCAGTTCCAACTTTAGGTGTCGGTTTTCATCTCTCGCCGCTTCCCTAAATTCGAGCGCTGTTTTGCTATAGGTCTCAAGCTCGCCGTTCCGCTGCTGCGCCTTCTCCAGCGCCTCTACCAGCAACCTGATTTCTGAAGGCTTAGCCAGATACCACTGAGTGTCATCAATCGCCGAAACTTCTGTTTTTACTCTCTGTGCCAGTTCGGTGATATCGTTCATTGATCTGCTCCTTTTCCATCTGCGCGAATGCCCAGAAGGGTGTCAATTTCCTCGTGGCTAAGCGGTGCGTATTCGCGGTTTTTTACCAGGCATTTCTTGATATGTGAAAGAAATTCAGTCAGCTCAGCCACGCGCTTCTCTGCGTCTTTGCAACGAATTTGCCAGTCGATGGCAAGATTGATAGTTCGATTAGCGCAATCAGACTCGTTCTCTGCCCGCGATTGTGATTCTGATAGAGCATCAAGAATCATCAGAATATTGACGGGAGTTGCTGCTGTAATAAATTGCATGTTGGCCTTATGCTCTTCATCGCTTACTTCATCCCCAGCCTCTACCGCCACCATATGCTGAACCCAACCGCTCTCATCGGTGTTCCAGATGGCACCGGCCTCATACTCCCATTGCCCTTTTGTAGCTTTCTCTGCTGCCGCTTTCAGGCTCTGCGCCAGTTCGGTGATATTAGTCATGCCGCACGCTCCGCCTTCTGCTTGTTGTATACAGCCCAGCTCAGAGCATCGAGTTTGCGCTGGCCTGCTTTGTCGAAAAGGTGAATGCCGTTTTTACAGGCGTGCTCCTCTTTCACCTGCGCTTCCAGTTGAGAAATCTGCTCATAGGTGAGAGTTGCCAGTTTCAGGCGGTTCCAGCTGAAGTTAGGGATGCGGTCGCTCATTTGTCGGCCCCCTCGCGCAGCTGCTTGGCAAAATCCTCAGCCTCTTCCGCACTGCTTATACAAAATTTAACGCTGCTCGTTACTACATCTCCGCCGCGTTTTTTCAAACGCTCAGCTACGCCTCTCTGTTCAGCCGCGAATTTCTCAACCCCGCGCGCCTCGGCTTCGGCTACGATGCGATCGGTGGCGGAACACGTCTTACGGATAGCCTCTTCTGCTTCTGCTCTGGTCAAAAATCCGCTTTTACCGTCATTGCTGACCATTTGGCTTTCGAACCATTCATGAAGCTCCCAAACGGAAATATCATCGGGAATCTCGGCCCCTGCTTCGTCTGTTGCTCCTTCCAGCCATTCGCGAGCTGCAGCCTGATATCCATGAGCAAGGCATACTAAGGCCGCCTGTGCGCCGAGCATTGTTTTGTGGAACATCCAGGAAGTGTTGAGCTCTCTGGCTGCGCCGTTGAGCAGATAGGCATTCTCCGCAGCCAGCTGCTTCACCCAGTCCTGCAGGTCTACGCCAGCCGGGCAGCCTGAAAGCTCGCGACATCTCTCGATAGTTAACAGTGCTGCTGTGAGTTCGCTATTCATGTTTATTACCCTCATAAAAAAGGCCCGCGATATGCGAGCCTGTTAATTTGCTTTTGTTAGGTCGTAAAAAAGGCCGATTATCACAATCAGCCCTGTTAGGTTCTCAGCGATGTAGACTTCATGCATACATGCTCCTATCGGTTAATGAATTCCCATCCGAACTTGACGATAGCTATTGGAGTTATTGCTATCAGACCCCAGACAAAGATCGATGCAAACAGAAGGTTGAAAACATCGCCTTCAGCATTGACGTTTTTCACGTAGGCGCATAATACGATTACGAAACATGCAAGCATCCACATAACGCCAATTATCTTGATGAACGTCATACCGCTCTCCCGTAAATCATCATGATTCTCTGTCGTGCCGGGCTATTCAGATAAGCCTGAACGACACCATTTCGCTTGGGGTTGTATTTTCTGAATCCTTTTGGCCGGCGAGATACTTCTTTTGAGTCGAAATCACTCACCCCGCCTTCTGAGGCAAGGATAAATCTTCTTCCGTATGTGCCGCCGTCATGGACCAATGTTCCAAGGTCGCATAGTTCTGACACAATCCTGTATGCCGCCTTTGTGCCAACTCCGCACATCTTTCCAATCTCACCGCATGTCATTGGAGTGGTAACGCGATCGATAACTGACATGATGGCCTTTCTGGTATCAATGCCATCTACAACGTCGTATTTTTCCTTCTGCAATCCATGCGCCCGGAAGGCTTGCATGCGTTTCTTTCCCTCAACCTTTACGTATTCGTTGTAATATTCTTCGCTTTCAAACAGGCCGAATCCCTGACGTGAGAACAGAAGCCCTTTGTTCTCCATCTCTTTCTTAATCTTCCGGAACGAGTAAACAGCAATGCCGATATCTTTTGCTGCTACGGGAATGGATACTGGCTGGTTTTGTTTTACGTAGTTGATGATGCGTTGTTTAAGTGAGTCAATCATACGTCTGCTCCCTTCGCGTAGCGTTTACCTTGCGCCTGTTGCGTGGTTGATATGCGTCTTGCTTCGTCCTGGTCGCATGAATGGAAGTGACCGTTGATGAAGCGCTGATAAACCGTCCCGAGTGTTCCGAATCGGTTTTTAGTTACGATGATTTCTGCGAATGGAGCTGCGGGGCTGTTTTCGTTATACACAGCTTCGCGATAGAGCATGATTATGCTGTCTGCATCCTGCTCAATGCTTCCAGAGTCGCGTAAATCTGCGTTGGTAGGTCGTTTGTTTCCTGGTCGTTTCTCAACATCTCGAGAAAGCTGGCTGAGTGAGATAACAGGAGTTTTCAGGTCTTTCGCCATCGCCTTGAGGCTTCCGGAGATGTGAGCGATTGCCAGGTCATTGCGGTCTGCCTTGGGCTTTTCAATCAGGCCGAGGTAGTCGACAAGGATTAGCGATAGCTGCGGATTCTCCTGCTTGTGACGCTCTGCCACGCTGCGTATTTCCTCAACGCTGAGCCTCGACGCATCGACCATCCAGACATCGAGGTCTTTCAGGTGACAGATACCTTCTGAAACTCTTGCCCATCCTTCGTCGTCCATCTTTGCCGGATTACGCAGGACGCTAACCGACATGTTTCCTCTGCCGGCAATACTTCGCTCGACAATCTGAAGGTTGCTCATCTCCATACTGAAAATCAGAACGCCGCGCCGGAGGTTAGAGCCAGGAATGACGCTGCTTGCAACGCCTTCAGCCACCTTTAGCGCCAGCTCTGTTTTCCCCATGCCAGGGCGAGCCGCGATGATAACCAGGTCTTGCGCATTCATGCCCCCGGTGATTGCGTCCAACTCTGCAATTCCAGTCTTCAGCGTGTCTGACTCATCTCCGTTACACAGGCGTTTTTCCAGCGTCTCTGCATAGTCGTTGAGAACCTCACCAAGACGTACCGGTTTGACTTCATGCTTTGGCTTACGGATGGTTGAAAGGCGTTTGATTAAGGCGTCCATTGCTTCACCAGAAGCATCCAGAGTGCCATTGCTAACCTGCCCTCTCATCTCGTCAATGGCATGCAGAAATAACCGCTTCTGATGCTGTTCCGCGAGCATTTCTGCGTATCCAGTGAGATTGGCAGCGCTTGGGCAGGAACGAGCCGTCATCATCACGTCAGTGGCGTGTTCGTCTCCGCATTCCTCAGCGACCATTAGTCCGTCAATCAGGTTCTTGTTTCTCGCCTGTTTGCGGATAACCTCAAAGGCTTTCCGGTAGAGTGGGATTGTGAACGCATCCGGATCTGTTCTTGCCAGCACATCACTCGCTGCAGGTGTTAACCCTCCGACCAGCAAGCCACCAATCACGCTGGCTTCGATATCCTGCCTCATGCCAGCCCCCTGTCAGCAAACTTAGCCTCACGAACGCCGGTTAGCGTGTCGTCTCTCAGCAGGTAATCCAGGTCAGCTGTCCAGCCGGTATTGTTATCACCAAAGTAAAACGGCTTGGCCTGATGGACGAATGCCCTGACGTAAGCTCTGAATCCGTCAACGTTTGGGGTCTTGAGTTGGGGAATTATTTTCTTCAGGCGGCGCTTGCGCTTCTCGTTGACTGCAACAGCGTGTGGAAGTTTGTCACCGACCTCTGCGTTGTAAGCCTCCAGGAATGATTCGTAGTCAATTCGCTCTGGTTTTCTACGTTCAAGCTTTTCCTGCCCATCGCCGCCACCGTTAGGGGGTAAGGGGGTATTATTTATTTCTTTCTTTTGAATAGTTTCTTTTGTGTTTAGCTGAGTTGGCTTATACCCATTAGCTAAGTTGGCTAAACATTTATTAGCTGTTTCGGCTAATGGTTTGCTGACATGGCTAATGCTGAAATCCCATTCAGAAATGACCTTATTGATACCGATTGCATGACCGCTTGAAACGATAATGTTCATGGCGATCATCTCGTTTTTTGCCTTGCAAACATGCGTGTGATGAATGCCTGTCATTGCAGCTATCTGAGTGTTAGTGATTCGGTCAAGCTTCTTTCCAAACCCATAAGTCTTGCGGATAACAGCCAGTGCAACCTTGAGCTGTCTGGCTGTCAAATCTGCGGCCATAACAGCTTCAAGTAGCTCGTTGGCGATACGGGTATACCCGTCATCAATATCGGCCACCTGACGCTCCACAGCCGCCAGAGACGGCCTGATTGGTGTAACTGTTGCTAGGTTACTCATGGCCGTTCTCCTTGCGTTTGAATTGTTCCAGGATGGCTCTTAGCTTTATGCCAACGGCTGGGTTGCACGACTTAATGAATCGGTCACGAGCAATATTTTTGTGTACTGACGCCTGGTAAAATCTAGTTTTCTTAGGCATAATTACTCCTGTGAATTGATCCAGTAATTCGGTCCTAGAATTGCATGGTGATTTGCTCAGAATCCTCGGTTGCCGCCGGGGATTTTTTCTTTGTGAGAACTGCAGCTACTTCCTTCGCTAATCTGGCGATATCGTCATCAACAACACCCCACTCCAGAACGGCTAAGAGCATTGCCATCTTCGGTAACCAGCTTTCCTTCCAGCGGGTGATCTGCGCTTTATCAACTCCGATTGCTTTGGCTACGTTATTCCCACCTTTCATGGCGATTCGGTTTAGCAACCAGGATTCAATGCGGCGCGCATTGACCTTGTTGCGGTTAATTGAGTTTTCCATTTGTTAAATTCCATAGTGTTGAAAACAAAGAAATAGACCTTGCACATAGAGCGCAAAGTCATGTTTTGACTTTTTATGAATGCCCTTTTTCAGGGCTGGGATGTGTAAGAGCGGTGGTACTACTTAAGCAACTTTTGGCGGGAATAAATCGTCAAAGCCAACCGCTGCTCCATGCTTGTTTAAAACAGAAAGAATTTGTCGGCACTGTGTAGCACTTAGATCACGACGACCGTTTTCATAGTGACCTACAGCTCCCTTAGTAAGACCAAGTTCCGCCGCCAACTCTCCCTGCGTTAGACCAAGCTTTTCACGAATGCTTCGTAGCTTGTTCATAGGTTACCTCCATAACTTACAACCAAGTATACGTTTCGTATTCGTTATTAGCAAGCAAAATATACAAATTGTGTCTCGCGAGAAGGAATACAATACGTATGATTAGGGAATGAATATGAAATGGTACGAACTAGCCAAAGACCTCATGAAGAGTCGAGGCGTATCACAGGAAACTCTTGCAGAACACCTTGGACTAACTAAAGGTGCCGTTAGCCATTGGCTAAACGCCAGAAGAGAGCCAGGAATAGATGATATCGCCAAGATACTAAATTATCTTGGGCTCAAGAGCTTTGAGGTAAATCCTGATGGTACTATCAAGGACAAATCACCTTCAAACGTAAGCTATCATGGCAAACACGATTCGAAGGGGTCTTATCCTGTGATCAGCTGGGTAAGTGCCGGAGAATGGATGGAAGCCGTGGAGCCATATCACAGGCGTGCAATAGACCGCTGGTACGAAACAAGTGTGGACTGTTCTGATGACTCATTCTGGCTCGATGTTAAGGGCGATTCAATGACGTCACCTGTTGGATTAAGCATCCCTGAGGGAACGGTAATCCTGGTTGATCCAGACATAGAGCCAACCAATGGAAAGCTTGTAGTAGCAAAGCTAGATACAGAAAATGAAGCAACCTTCAAAAAGCTAGTGCTCGATGCAGGAAGGAAGTTCCTAAAACCATTAAACCCTCAATATCCAATGATTGAGGTAAACGGAAACTGCCGAATAATTGGCGTAGTAGTAGACGCAAAAATCACAAACCTGCCATAAAGAAAGGTCGCTTAGGCGGCCTTTTTCACATCAAAAGAAAAATAAATCCCCTTTATATACAGTTTGTTATCAAAAACACGCCCCGCGCGTATACATTTTGTATTGCATTGAATGAATACGTTTTGTATATTTAACCCATCAGCAAGACGCACTACTCACCAGGACGGTGAAGCTCTTAAAAATTGAGCCCTGAAGAAGGGCAGCATTCAAAGCAGAAAGCTTTGGGGTGTGGCTGGCAGTTGGATGTTTGAGGCCATGTCGCCAGCGTAAGCCCTCACAGGGTCACACCACCAAAGCTAACTGACAGGAGATTCACAATGGATGCACAGTCACGCCGCCGCGAACGCCGCGCAGCTAAACAGGCAGAATGGAAAGCAGCTAATCCCCTGTCTGTTGGGGTAAGCTCTAAACCTGATAACCGCCCTGTTCTGTCGCTGAATCGCAAGCCTAAATCACGCGTAGAAAGCGCACTGAACCCGATTAACTTAACTGTGCTTGCAGAGTATCGCGAGCAGCTGGAAAACCGCGCAGAAGCCGTTGAGCGCAAGAATCATAAGCTTTGGTACAAACAGCCTGGAGAGCGCGGCATTACTTGCTCAGGACGGCAGAAGATGAAGGGTAAATCGATACCGTTAATTTGAGGTGATGTATGGAGGAGGATTTTGACGAGTTTGATGAGCATCCTGATGATGATATGAGTCGCTATCAGGATTATGAAGATTGAGGCCGCCTGATGGCGGCCTTTTTGTTAAAAAATAAGAGGATAATATTTTGGAAAAAAGCAAGCAGGAAAGCCTTGAAGAAGCGGCGAAACCTCTCATTAAATGGCTAAACGAAAATGCTAACCCGCACTCCGTCATTGTTATTGATAGTAATAGCGCAGTTCTGTACTCCGGTGAGGCATCAGTGGTGACGGATGAGTTTATTCAGGGTTGAGATTTTGATTACCCGCCACAGCGGGTTTTTTGTTACCTCAGGAGTTAACAATGAGCAGAAACGGCTGGCGCTCTATGAGCTATGCGGCAATGTTTGGCGCTGTTGTATGGGCTGCTGTCATCTATCTGGTGCTGACTATTACTTGGTGATGAACATGAAGATTGATCACACATTATTGCGATTGGCTCAAATCAAGGCGCGTATCGCCAGAAAGAATGGTGATGGCGCTAAGTGGATGGAAGCTAACGAAGAAATGAAAGCTGCGGCTGGCATGCCGTGGTATCGGAGGAATTCATGGAATGGATAAAGTGTAGCGAGAGGATACCAGAGGAAACGCAAAAACTGTTGGTCTATAGCAATGGTGAGGTTATTGCTGGATTCTGGAATTATGTTATGCCTCCTATCGATTACAAAAAATATAGAGCGTTTACTGATTTTGGTGGAAGAAAGTTAGATATTGCCACCCACTGGATGCCATTCCCTACCCCACCAACCGAATAAACAAACCAACTTAACCATGTCGGCTATTACAGCGACGGGCTTCGTGCATTCTGAAATCAGGAGAAATCATGAATCTCTCAATCACCGATAAAGCAGAAATTAAACGCATCATTGACGGACTCGGTGATGCAGATATGGAACATGTACACGCAGAGACTGAGCGACTTGCTGAGTCTTGTGCAGCCATGTTTGACATGATTGAAGCGCATAAGCCAGATGAGTTCACAAAGGATGCCGTGAACTGGCTCAGGGAAGATGACTGTAATGCTCAGGAGAAAGTTGCAGAGACGTTTTACGACCTGTTGCTTGAGCGGGTTAAGGCTGAGTATGCAATCGGAATTTTTGTCCGCAGTCACATGTACAGGGAGGTTGCATGAAACCAGGTGTTTACTACGGAATGCCGGATAGTGAATACCACGCAGACCCGGCTATCGGGTCTACCTCGGTAAAGCAAATCAGCATTAGTCCGGCAAATTTATATTTCAATCCTTTTAAGGGAAGCAAGTCAGCGCACATTGGAAGTGCCATACATTCAGCGCTTCTTGAGCCGCATGTTTTCAGGGAGCGCTACGTCATGCGTGAGGATATCGCCACTCGCGCATCAAAGGATTTTAAGGCGCTGGCAGAACGGCATTCACCAGAAAATATCATCGTTGGTAGCGAGGTAGAAACCATCACGAGCATGATGGAAACAGCTCAGATGAACGATGACTTCACCACTTATATGAGCACTAAAGGTGATTCAGAGGTTTCTATGTTTGCAGAGTGCCCTGAGACCGGGTTAATGCTGAAATGCCGATTTGACAGATTATCACAATCACTCCCATACCCGCTGGATGTAAAAAGCTGCCGTGATGCTTCAGAGCGCGGATTTAGCCACGCCATGGGTCAGTTTAAATACCACATTCAGGCCGCCTTTTATCTCTATGTACTCAAGCTGGCAACAGGATTAGAGAGCAATAACTTTGCCTTTTTCGCCATAGAGAATACCGCGCCATATCGCAATTGCATGTATTACATCGGCGAGGAATCGCTTGAGCTTGGTCGCCGTGAAATGTGGGCTGCGCTGGAAAAGATAAAGGAATGTATGGCAGATGAATCCATCAAGTATGAGGGAATTGTTCTGCCATCAAACGAAATTAATGTTCCGGCGTATTTGCTGGATGATGAATATTCAGATGAGGTAATACTCTAATGCAAAACAATAACCAGGATAAATTAGCTGACCTGAGAGCAACTGTAATTCCCCGCTCTGACCAGATTAACTTTGAAGACGTTCAGACTCAAAGCATCACCGCAGTCATCAAATCAGTCCGCGCTGGCAATGCTGAGCAACCCGTATTTATCGACCTTGAAGGTTATGAGGGAAGGCCTTATAAGCCATCTAAATCAATGCGTCGGGTGCTTATAGGTGGATGGGGTGCAGATGGTCACTCATGGGTTGGTAGGTCAATTACCATTACTGGAGACCCATCGGTTAAGTTTGGCGGAATTGCTGTAGGCGGTATCAAGATTCACGCCATGAGTGATATTGATGCTGACTTTTCTATGATGCTTTCTGTATCTCGCGGCAAGCGTCAAGAGCACCGGGTTCGCAAGCTTGAGGTAAAGAAAAGCATGACCCCTGAGGAAATTTTGGCATGGTTTAGCAGTGAAGCATTAACGGCAGATATAAATAAACTTAATGGCATATACAGTCGCACAAAATCAGCACTTTCTGCATACCCTGATGAATCTAAAAAAATGGAAGACGTTTATTCTGCAAGGAAAAATGAACTGGAGAAAAAATGAAAACTCCAGATATATCACCTGAAGATTTTCGCCTCGTCTCAGGGAAAATGGTTGCATGCAGGGCAGCGGATAGGCTTGGAATAACCATTACCAGATTCTATTACCTTGCTCAGAAATTTTCTATACCAACCGCATTTGTAAACATCAGATGGACTGACAGTGAAATTGAAAAAGCTGTCAGTCTTAGAGCTGCTGGTAAGACAAAGAAAGAAATAGGCAAAGAGATTTGTCGCAGCGAACAAGCAGTAAAGGGCTTATTCAGGCGACTTAAATCAAATAAATGATTAGGAGGTAGATTTGAATGAGTTGGCTATTTTCGCAGGCGCTGGCGGAGGAATACTCGGTGGACACCTCCTTGGATGGCGAACAGTTTGCGCAGTTGAACGTGATGCCTACGCCGCACAAGTTCTCGCGCAACGACAAAATGATGGAATTCTCAAACCTTTCCCGATTTGGTCTGACGTGTGCAGTTTTGACGGGAAACCATGGAGAGGAATTGTTGACATCGTTTCTGGCGGGTTTCCATGCCAGGACATTAGCGCGAACGGTCACGGTGCCGGCATTCATGGGAAGCGCTCCGGATTGTGGTTTGAAATGGCGCGAATCGTCAATGAGGTACGACCTCAATACGTCTGCGTGGAAAACTCTCCACGACTCAGGGGAAAAGGACTTGCCGTGGTCATTAGTGATCTTGCCGAAATGGGGTATGGCTGCGAGTGGTTTCGTGTTTCAGCATCCAACTGCGGAGCGCCCCATGAAAGAGACAGGATGTGGATTGTGGCCAACAGCCAAAGCGTCCATTCGCGGGGACTGTCCGAGCGAGCGTTTGCGCAGAACTCCAGACCTTCCAAGTGCGATAAAAATGCGCCCACTTCCGGATGGGAGTGCACCGCGCCAGGATGGTCAGCTGAACCCGGATTGGGTCGAGTGGTTCATGGGATGGCCCATCGGGTGGACAGAATTAAAGCCCTTGGCAATGGACAGGTTCCGCGAGTGGCAGCAACAGCATTCTCCCTTCTCAAATAAAACTGTAAATAAGGCCGCATAGTCGGCCTGGAGACTTGATCATGATAGGCCGTTCTTACGATCCATCTATATTCCCAGATGATTTATCAGTACGTCGCAGACAAAGAGCAATGCCGCCAAGAGATGAGTTGATGAAGCGTAATAGCTTCCAGTCGGTTAACGAGAATAAGTTTCTGGATGCCTTGCTGAAGAAGATGAGGGGGATGTGATGGATTACAGCCTCACGCTCAATGAGGATCCCACCCTGTTTCATTTCTCAGTTCGATTCCCAAGCCGGAGATAAAACCAATGCGCGAGCTACGCGATGACTCCCTCATTGACATGAAGTTCATGATGGAGGATGCTGGATTTACCGCTAAGTATTTTTATTCGCAGATTAATGCCGGAAAGCTCTCCAAGCCGATCAAACTAGGTCGCACATCCAGATGGATGTACGCCGACTACCAGGCATGGAAGCTAAGCCACCTCACCAACCTGAAAAAAGCATCGTGATTGCTCTTTGCGGGCACAACTGCGGGCATAAATTTCTACACATCTGTAATTCCTTATAAATCCCCTGCACTTACATCTACCGTTAGGTGTCTGCAGGGGACACCATATGCACCCCTTCTGACATCTACCAAAATCAATAAAACCCCCTTATAATCAGTGATAAGCTCTCTATTCTGGCTACGCAATGTCTACTAATGTCTACCCATTTCAACGTGAATCAATAAACGTTTGGGGGCCTTAGCGGGGGCTTATCCTGTTCAATGTAAAATGAGGCCCCCAAAATGCCCTTAAATGCGCGTCAAGTCGAGACTGCAAAACCCAGAGACAAAGCCTACAAACTCACTGATGGCGGAGGGCTCTATCTTATGGTCAACACTAACGGTTCAAAGTACTGGCGCATGAAGTATCGATTTGGCGGGAAAGAGAAAAAGCTCTCTTTCGGAACCTACCCG